AAAAAGACAGCGTGACGACTTACCTACACCCTACGCAAAAACCGGTGGAGCTTTCCGCAAGGGCGATGGCAAACTCCAGTCGAGCAGGCGAACTGGTCGCGGATTTCTTCGCAGGAAGCGGAAGCACGCTAATCGGCGCAGAACAAATGGGCCGCCACTGCCTGGCATTTGAACTAGATCCTAAATTCGCAGACGTAATCCGCAGGCGATGGTACCGTTTCACGAAAGGACTACTAAAAGATGATGATGATACCGGCTGGGAAGAAGCCACACCAGTAATAAAATAACTAAGGAGCAGAAAAATGATAAGAACCGCAGAATTCGTAACCCCAAAACACCCGGATAAGCTCGCAGACCGCATCGCAGACGCAATCCTGGATACATACATGACAATAGACCAAAAGGCGCGCGTGGCCATTGAGGTACTAGCCGGACACGGAGCAATCCACATCATCGGCGAAGCGACCGTACGCGGAATTAGCGAAAAAACTGCCGCAGAATGCGCTCTAGATGCCGTGCGAGAATTTCTGAGAGTTGAAAACCTGCAAGAGCCACTAATTGACGTCAAAATAGCGCTACAGAGCCCAGAAATTGCTCAAGGCGTAGATACTGGCGGAGCGGGCGACCAAGGCATCGTCTACGGCATGGCTACAAGAGAAACCGAAGCAGCAGGGGAATACTTACCGCTAGATTACTGCCTCGCCCGTAGCCTTTGCGCATTCTTATACGAGAAACATCCAGAAGATGGCAAGACGCAAATCACAATCGATGGCAACAGAATAACTACAATTGTGTCGAGTTTCGCAAATACTAAAACCGCAGAGCTCGAAGCAGACATTCGCGAATGGCTAATCGGCACAGCTCGAAAATACGGAGCGGAGCCGGCAATCCCATGCGCAATCCTAGCTAACCCGGCTGGTGACTGGACGCAGAGTGGATGGGATGCAGATACCGGCCTAACAGGGCGCAAGCTAGCAGTAGACAACTACGGCGGAGCCTGCCCATGTGGTGGCGGAGCATTCAGCGGCAAAGACCCGAGCAAGACTGACCGCAGCGCCGCATATATGGCGCGACACATTGCGCTCACGCTACTACTAGAATCGTCCATCGAAGACGAAAATGGCAAGACCATCCGCCCACAAATCGTGCAGACGAAACTAGCCTACGCAATCGGTAAGGCGGAGCCAGTAGACGGAACGGCCATGATAGCCTGGGAAAACGGCAAAACCACATACTCCGAGATAAAAGACCTGGAACTTTTCAAATTTGATACAACCCCGAACGGAATCATCGAAAAGCTGAAACTGCGCGAGATAGAATACGCGAAAACATCAATGTGGGGAGCATTCGGGCATTTAAACAAGCCCGACGAATTCCCGTGGGAGAAAATCAATGACCACGATTAAGAAAGTCAGGCTACCGCAAGAGATACTAGTACGCGGGAACGCGAGAATGTGGTACTCGGTGTTTAAAGCGATGAAACGCAAGGAATTCTCTGAATACCCGCAAAAAATCCGGAGCTTTGACGACATGAGCGTAGCGGAATACTACGCATACAAACGGGTAGCGCGAGCGCGCGAGGACGACAAAGTCTGGGAGCAGATCCAAAAGACCACGGAGGGCATCCCGGCGATGCAGGGCACAATCCAGCAAGATACGGTGACCATAGCGCAATACACGCAGAAACTACCGCCAGAGGACGAGCGCCCAGGAATGACGGAAACCGAAAAACATGGTAAAATAGAACCACAAACGGAGGACAAAAAATGAAAAAACTAATCCCATTTACAGTCTCGCTAGGTGATACATCCATGTACGCGGTAGAATTCATGGGCAAAAGCTATGAAATCGCACCAGACCAGACCGAAATCAACATCGATGGTGTAATCTTTGCGATAGACGAAAAAGAACTAAAAAGGCTCACGGGACCAGAACCAGTCCAGCTCGAGCCAGATCTAACCGTTGAAAGAGAAAAAGCTCCAAAAAAGAAAAAGAGCTCAAAAAAGGCAAAATAAGCCCATATAAAAGCGTCGAATACGAAAAATAGCGAAAACCCCAACCAACCACAATAGCCGACGGGCGTAAACGGAAAAAGGGGAAACGATGACAAATGAAGACCGCAAGACTGCAATCCTTGACCTATGGCATGACATAGCCACGGATAGAAGCCTACAAGTATCACTAAGGCTAAAGGCCAGCGAATACGAGGCCAAGGCACTCGGATTGATTGGCGACCAGCCAGGAATCACAGTGATAAACGAGCCAGACCAAGTAACTGAACAGCTAAAACAGCTAACCATAGCCCAGCTTGAAGCAATCGCAGGCGCATCGGACGCAGAAATCATGAATGCAAAAAAAACGACTGCACAGAATCGCGCAAGAGCCCAGTCTAAGCAAAAAATCGATACAACATCCATCCCCGAAGCTGAAACCCCTAAAAACGCCCAAAAATCGCCAAATACGGCAAATAAAAAACAAGAGGGCAAAAAATGACACCAGAAGCCGCAGAATTACTACGAACACGCGCAAAAATCGAGCTAGCGCGCAAAAACCTATGGCATTACTGCCAACTGCGTACTCCTGGCTTTTATTTAAGCGACCGAAACTACCTGCATGAAATGGCCGATACGATCCAGAAATTCATCGAAACCCCAGGCGCACACTTCCTGGTGATTTCAGCGCCGCCACGCCATGGTAAAACGCTCACCGCGCAACATACCAGCGAATGGCTACTCGGAAATCGCCCAGAAACCGCAATCATCACGGGGAGCTACAATGAGATACTGAGCCAACAATTCAGTAAAGCGGTAAGAAATACAATCATGGAGCGCAAGGTCGATGCAGGTCGCGTGGTTTTCTCGGACATATTCCCTGGCGTGACAATTAAGCGAGGCGATGCGAGCGCCAAGCTATGGGGTATTGACGGAAGCCCAACCACGAACTACCTGGCAACCAGCCCAGGAGGCACGGCGACCGGCATCGGCGCAAACGTGCTCATCCTAGACGACACAATCAAAAACCCGGAAGAGGCTTATAATTTGCGAGCACTAGACGCCATATGGCAATGGTTTACTAGCAACCTGATGCAACGCACGGAGGGCGCAGACTACAAAGTCATAGTAATCGCTACGCGCTGGGCAAAAGGCGACCTTTCTGGAAGAATTCTGGATCATTACTCGGACGCGCAAGAAATACTCCTAAGAGCCGTACAGCAGCCAGGCACCATGCTAGACAGTCGCATTTTAAACTGGCAAGATTACCAGCTTAAGACTCAGGAAATGAACCCGGACATAGCCGAGGCGAACTACAACCAAAGGCCAATAGACCGTAAGGGAATCCTCTACCCGAGTCTCATGGAATGGACAACGCTCCCAGAAAACCTGGACAAGACCGTGTATGGCCGATGCGATACTGCAGACACTGGCACAGACAACCTGGTCAGCATTTACTACCGCAAGAGCGAAGCTGGCGACATTTACGTAACGCATATCTACAGCTCGGATGAGCCAATGGAAATCACAGAGCCAGCTACGGTGGCGGACATTAAAGCAACTGGATGCCAAGAATTCAAAGTCGAGAGCAATAATGGCGGCCGGTTATTTGCGCGAAACATTGACAGGCTACTGCAGGAATCCGGAACTGCCTGCTCGATTACTACGGCACCGCAGACGGCCAATAAGGAGGCCAGAATCATGGCGAGCGAAACATTCGTCAAGCGCCACATTTTCATGCCCCCGAATTGGCGACAAAAATACCCGGAGGCTTATCGCCACATTACGACCTATATGCGCGGAGGCCGAAACCAGCACGACGACGAGGTGGATGTACTCGCCAGCATTTATGAAGACAACTCGGCAAGACAAGCCCAAGTCCAGGACATAAACGCTACGCGCAGAATACCGCCAAGCCGCCGCACTTTTATGCGCTCGTGGTAAAATGGAATTATACCAGGAGGGAGGTGGTACATTATGAAGCGGACGCAGGAACGCATCGAAATCCCGTGCCTTTACGCAATGGCACCGGAATGCTGCCCATACCAATACAGGTCGGCAGACGCGTGCGAAATGGGTACTAGGCATCACGTCTTCTGGCGACGCAAGGACTACCGGACTGAACTCGAGCGCGAATTTCGCGAGCTTCCGCAAAACAGCGTCTACTGTTGCCGAGGCATTCACGATCAGCTCGAACTGGTCAATCGAACACCCGACAAGCCTAGCAAAGAACGAATGCTAGAAGCCGTAGAGCGCAACCGCTAAGGCCGAGTATGCTCGGCAAAGAGCCGCCAAATCAGGCGGCTCATTTTTATTGCGTACAAAAAAGTTATACGAACAGGAACCGAACGGAATAACCGAACATAAACCGAACGAAAACAGCAGGGAAGAGGTGGGGAAGAGCTAGTCACAAAAACCGAACAGGCTAACAGAGATAAAAGACCAAATCTGTACGGGTACACGGCAGGGCAGGGAAGAGCTCCCACCCCAATAAACACTCGACACATGGGCAGAGCAGGGAAGAGCTCAAAGAGCACAAAAAGAGAAAAGACACAAGACCTAAAAGTATGTTACAATTAAGCAAAAGGAGTATGCAAAATGGCACAGAAAGTGAGAAGCAGATAATGGAAGCGATAGCTCTCCCGACGACACTCCCGGAATCGCCATGGGCGCTGGCTGGCGAAGCCATATTAGTGGTGGGCGTCATTTCATTAGTGTGGCTCAACGGCAGTACGCACAGAGGACAAAGAAAGGCTCATAAGGAAAGCGAAAGGTCGATGGGCGACCTAGACAAAAAAATGAACTCCGTATTGAAAGAGCTCAATCGCGCAAACTCGAACGTGGACGAATTGCGGCAGGGATTACACAGTAACAGCAAAGTGACCGTGGCCACCGCGCGATCAATGATAAACCAAATTTATACAGAACACAAAGACGCCAAGGAAATCGACGAAAAAACCTGGCGCAACGTGATGGAGCTCCATGACGCGTACAAGTCCGTATCCATTGACGGGCACACTCCAAATAGCTGGTGTGACGCAATGGTAGACGAAATGCGCAAATGGGCGAAGAAATAAAACAAAGGAGGAGTATGGCAGATAGCACCCCTACAAACGAAAACACCGCAGTAGCCACGCAGAGCCCCGCGGTGGACACTCAGACCGCAAACACGGCTGAGATTACATCTGCGACCAGAAAAGCGCCAGGAAGCGCCAAAATTCGCGAAAAGCGGGCATTCACAGCAACCGTGGTCACCTTCGCACTTACCGCCCTGCTTTGTTTTATGGCTAGCTTTCTGCTAATCACCGGCACCGAAGACAAATACGGAGTAATCCCAAGCGCGGTCACCGTAACCGTGGGCGCGATTAACTTTTACTTTGGCACAAAGAATGGAGGAACCAATGTCTAGCTCGACTTATTACACCCCACCGGTACGCTTCACGCTCCCAGTTGGCAGCGAAGCTACCACAGAAAACGTGGCACTAGCGGTACAAGAGCTCGAAAACCGCAAGAACAGATACAACCAGCTCTACGATTACTACATCGGCAAGCAAGCAATCCTGAACCGCGAACTTGCTAGCGACGCAGCGAAGAACAACAAAATAATCAACAACTACGCAAGCTACATCGCGGACATTTCCGCAAACTACCTGCTCGGCAACCCGGTCGACTACTTGCCGCCAGATGACGTAAACATCGACGAAATCATGAACAGATACGCAGAGCAAACAATGAGCGACACGGACGCAGGAATCGCGCTCGATGCCGCAATCTTCGGCGTGGCTTACGATTTGACATTCACAGACGAAGACAGCCAGCCAACCACGGTGCAGATTGATCCACGCAACACCCTGATGGTCTACGACGACAGCGTCCAGCACCGCGAATTGTTCGCAATTAACTGCGCGCACGTAAAGAACGACCAAAATAAGCCAATCAACCGCGTCACGGTTTACACAGCAAGCAAAATCATCACAATGACACTAGACGCAGACGGAACCGAACAGGGCAAGACTGAAGAAAAAGATCACTTCTTCGGTGCCGTTCCGGTAACAGAGTACGCAAACAATAAGACCTACATGGGCGACTTTGAATCCGTCTTGACGCTAATCGACGCATACAACACGATTCAGAGCGACCGCGTCAATGAACGCGAGGAATTGGCAGACGCAATCCTGGTACTAAAAAACTTTACACTAGACGAACAGCGCCAAGCAAACCTGCGCGATTTGCGCTTGCTTACCAGCGTGCCAGCAGACGGCGACGCTTACTACCTAACCAAGAGCCAAAGCGAGAGCGACGCAGACATTCTCAAGAAATCCATCGCAGACGACATCCACAAATTCAGCAAAACGCCAAACCTATCGGACGAGAACTTCGTAGGCAACAGCTCCGGCGTTGCTTTGAACTACAAACTCCTAGCCTTTGAAGAAGAAGCAAAAACTCATGAGCGCTACATTGAAAAAGGGCTAAAGAAACGCCTCACGCTTTACTTTAATCTTGCCAACCACCTGAAACAGGGCGCTGGCGGCCAAACCGCAAGAGAACTCGCCCGCGTTGACATCGTATTTAATAGGAACCTACCAAAGAACGACTACGAAACCAGCCAGATGATCGTCAACTTACAAGGCATCGTCAAGGACGACTACCTAGTCAAGCAGCTGAGCTTTGTAGACAACGCCGAAAAGGCACTCGAAGAAGAAGAACCAGACGAATACCCAGAACAATACGAAACAATGACCGAAGCTGAAATCCAGGCTGACATCGACCAGAAACTCGACGAAACAGAGCAACCAGCGGAGGAATAATAAATGAACAAGTACGAGAGCCGGCGGATCTGGATGAACACCGGCGCGCAGGCCAAGCTGAAAAACCTGGCCTTAGAGGAAACCACGGTACGCAGAACCCAGAAAATCTACCGCCAAGCACAAAAGGACATCGAAGCGCAAGTAGAGCAGATCTACGCGCAATTCGGCACCCTCGCCAAAAACAACCGGTGGGAGTTTTCTGGTCTTAAAAACCCTGCGACGAAGAAAACCATCTCGGAATTGACCGCAGCCATAGACAAGGCTGGCCTAAGTGACTACGTACCTGAGAAGCTAAGCAACCGCATGAGCGTCCTGCAGGCCAAGGAAATGAACATCTGGCTCAAGCTCAACCAGGCCGGCGAAAAGAGCCACGCAGCAACCAAAGAGGCCATGCTAAAGTCAATGCAGAACTCCGGCGCGATTTGGCAGCGGGCGCTAGAAGCAGGCGCGGCCGGCTTTGTAGGGTTTGACAGAAACATCTGCGGGTACATGATGGGCATGAACTGGGCAGACGGCAACTTCAGCTCCCGCCTATGGAACACCACGCAAGATACGTGGGAAAAGGTGCGCGACGAACTAACCAAGGCGCTAGCAAACGGCCAGAGCCCGGAAACAACCAAGAAAAACATCCGCAAGATGCTGACGCAGGCCCATAATCCAAACGCCCGAGGCTCCGGCGGCATTGATTATGACGTAGAGCGAATCATCCGCACAGAAACCGCCAAGGCCAGCACACAAGCAGACCTAGTGCGCTGGCGCGAGGCCGGGGTAACCAAAGTACAATGGAATGCGTCATTTGAAAAGAACACCTGCAGCCACTGCGCAGACCGCGACGGGCGCGTTTATGAGCTCAAGGAAACAATGCTAGACGAACCACCGCTCCACCCGAACTGCCGGTGCTACTTTACAGCATACGACGAGGTGGGCGCGGAATACGACGACACCACATACTACAAAGACGAGCAAGGCAACTACCAAGAAATACAATGGGCCCCGTACCATAGCGTAATCGACAGCAACGGCCGCCTACGCAGCGACGTAATCCCGGTGGCTGATTACTTCTGGAACGCCAGCCCGTGGAGCGTTTATATGCCACCATCCACGCCGCTAACGATTGAAGGCGAAATAGACCAGGCGGTGGCAGACGCAGTAACACGAACCTACCAGGCAGTAGCGGACCAATTCCCTGAATTTGCGGAAATGATGGAAGAATACTACGACAATAAGGTAACGCTACACAGAGGGAAAAGCGCGTTCGCAGACAACGGCAGGCTGCGGCATTTCAATGGGGTGACAATACCAAAAGATGGGCTTATAGCCATCAACTACCCGGATGGGCGCAAAGGCGGCAACATTCTCAGCCAGATGGCAGAGCAGGCTAAGGCACAATTTAAAAAGCACAAAGCGTCGACCGACAAAAACAACTACGTAATCCTCCACGAATTCGGCCATGTCCTGAATTTGGCGACGGTGAAACGCGGAATCAAGAACGAAGACTTTATAAAGGCCGTGACCGGCGCAAAAACAAAGAAACGGGCGCTAGAAATCATAGGAACAAAAATCTCTACTGATGCGACAAAAAACCCGGCTGAAGCATTTGCGGAGCTCTTCGCTCGCATGATGTCACAGGACCAAAGCCTCATGGATCCGCTGACTTCACGCTACGCCATGGTGCTAAGTGAATCGCTCGGCCGCACAAATAAACGCAAAATCCAAATAAAATAGCGCTTGCTAAAAGGCCGAAACGTTGTAAAACTTACAACGACCAAATGTCGCAAAATAATCCAGCGGCTACATTTCAAAACTGAAGCAAACTGAACAACAAAAATACAACAGGGGTGGAAGCAAAAAGGCACAAAAACGCAAGCGGGCAAAAAGGCCAAAATGAGCCTGCCAACAGGCAATCCGGGCAATTTCAAAATAGACGGATAAACAATCGAAAATGCCCGAAATTTTTAATGTCGCACAATAACTAAATGGCAAAATTGCCAACCGGCACTGCCAGACCACTAAAACGGGCAATCGTCAAATGGCGAAGATTTGACATCCGTGCCGTTTTCTTTCAAAACTCGCTCGACAAAAACTCGCGCCTCGTTCCAGCCGCGGGCCACAATTGCCTGGAATCCGCAGCTCGCAAAATAGTCTAGCCACTCCTTCTCGTCCTTTGATGGGTAGCTCTTCCCTGCCACTTCCGGCTTCTTCAGCTCGAGCGCGATCCGGACATTCGGCGGATAAAAGAAAAACCAGTCGCAAACGCCGGACTTCACGCCCATACGCTTACGAAGCGCGCCAATTCTCATGCGCTCGGTCTTATTTCGGCCCGGGTTCTCATTTGGCACGTGGAAACCGCGAAGCGCAGGAAACCGGATGCGCGTGCGTTCCAGCCACGCATTTAGCTCGCAACTTTCTCGGTATTCCCACTGAATCATAACCACATTATAACACCAAAAACCACCAAGCGAGGTTGGTGGTTTATGGGGCTCATCGCTGAGCACAAGATGGCGGAGCAGCGCTGGAAGCGGCGGCTCGCCGGCAACACCGGGCGTAAAGAGGAAACTAGACACCCGGCAAGGCCATTATACCAACAAAAACGCAAACTTGCTATTGTTTAATTTTATTTTGTGTTATTATTATGGTATAAGCCGACGGGCGTAAAACGGGATAAGGAGGAATACTATGCCGACGAAAACGGATACACAATACCAAAACCAAGACCAAGACGCGACCGGAGCCATCTCCAACGCTGAAGCAGAGGGCGCAGAAACAGAGGCCGACAAGACCGAAGACGAAGCGCGTAAATTCACGCAAGAGGACATGGACAGAGTAATCAAAAAGCGCCTGCAAGCAGCCGAGGCAAAGCACCAAGAGGCCGTCGATGCAGCAGTCAAAAAGGCAATCGCCGACTATGACCGCAAAGCAAAGATGACTGAAGCGGACAGGGCCGCAGAAGCAAGCAAGGAACGCGAAGCAGAACTCAGCCGCCGCGAGCAGGAATTGGCGGTACGCGAAAACCGCAATCACGCCATAGAAGAACTCACAAAAAGAAACATACCGACGAGCCTGGTAAATTACATCGCCACGGCCGACGCGGACGAAACTGAGGATAACATCGCTGCATTTGAAGCAGATTGGAGCAAAGCTCTAGCCGACGCGATCAAAGAAGCAGCACGCGGCACTGCACCACGCGATGCCCGATCCGAAGAAGACCGCTATGGAGCCAAGGGTGGAGTAAAACACTCCGGCACGATGGTATTATAAGCACTTAATAACTAAAGGAGCCTACCATGGCAAGAACTAACGCAGTCGCAATCTACACCGATGAGCAAATGGAAGTCAAGGATCTCCTCTCTGAGCGCTATGATGCCCTCATCGAGAACATCCAGACCGAAGCCATCTCAATGCAAATCAAGAACCAAAACCTCTCCGGCGATCCACGTGCCGGTTCCGTAGAAGTCTCACGCTTCGCTAACGCTGAAGCTAAAGCCTACGGCACCGCTCGTACTGCTGGTGCAGGCCAAAAATTAATCAACAGCGGTAAAGTCACCGTGAACTTGAACGTTGACAAGGAAATCGTCACCGAAATCGAGCGCAAAGACATCCGCTTTAAAGGCCTCGCAGACATCGTAGCCCAAAGGACTCGCAACCACACCCAGGTGATGGCTGTCGACCTTGATACCGCTTTCTTCGCAACCGCTGAAGCCGCTGCAACCGCAGTAGACGTAACCGGCCTCACCAAAGCTAGCGAAAAAGTAGACAAAGTCATCGAAGCAATCACCAACGTGAAGAATGACTACGTCAACGGCGTGAACCGCGCAGACGTAGAAATCACCGTCAAGAGCTCTATCTATGACGCTCTCCTCCGTGAGCACGATTTCTCACCAATCAACGAAACCACCGTACAAGCTGGCCGCCTCGGTCGCTTCCACGGCGCAACCATTCGTGAGAACATCCGCCAGAGCGTGGACATTCTCGGCCAACGCATCGAATCGGTCGCTCAACCAGTCGTCATCGACGAATACACCGATCCAGAGAGAATCCCACTATCCAACGCCTGGTCCACTGCCCTCTTTTACAGCTATGGCACCAAGGCCGTCACTCCAGATTTGATCTTTAAAGTTGGCGACATTGTCTCTGAATAAGCAGGACAACTAAAAACCCGAAGCCCCGGCGGGTAAAGCCCGGGGCAAGCCAAAGGAAGACAACATGGACGACACACAGAAACAACAGATCGAGCAATACGCCAAGCTCCTGAATTCAAACATCCCGGAGCCGGGCAATACTACGCTTGATTTTATAGTAGATGAAGTGGCGGACAGAGTCATGATTTACTTAAACGCACAGAGCATCGACGAAGTGCTGAACCGCGTACTAGCCCGCATTGTCGTGGGCGTTTTCAATAAGGCGACAGCCGAGAAAACAACCACCGGCGGATCAGAACGCGAAATCAAGCAAATCAGCGACAACGGCCAATCTGTGACCTACGGCGATGAAGCGAAAAACTACCTCGCAAGCGCCACAGATGAAGACATCTTCTCGGGCTTTGAAGTGATCCTTAAAAGGTACCGGAGGGCAGACTGTGGAAATACCAGTATCATTCAAACAGGCAATCTCTAACGCCTTATACACTGACGCCATCAAAGTGATGACGCAGACGGAGGTGTTAGACTCAGAGGGCGGAGCGAAACGCGTCGCAGGAACCGCGGGTGACTCAATCCCGGCGAATGCGCAACCAATCGACGCGGAACTACGCAAGGCCCTGCTTGGCGAGAGTATAGACGCTGAGTACCGAATCACTACCCAGCCGGACATAGCAGCTGGCAAAGGCTCACTCATTGATCTTGGCGGCAACATCTACGAGGTGGTCGATTTCAAACCATACGACAGCCACGCAGAAATACTAGCTAAGAGATGGGTGGCACCATGAAAATAGGCATCGAGGTGCTGAACGAACTGAATGTGGCGAACTTCGTGGACATAACGCAGCGGTTTGACCGCAAGCGTGCGTTTACACGCGCCGGATTGGCGGTAGAAACATCAGCCAGGCGAAAAGCGCCACACAGAACGGGGCACCTGCGCAGGAACATCGTCTCGGTGGTTTATGGAGCCTACTCCAAAAACCCAGCAGACACCTACGCGGAAATCGGCGTCGATTTGAATGTGGTGCCATACGCATGGTACCAAGAAGCAGGCACATCGAGAATGCAGGCTCACCCGTACCTAAGGCCAGCACTAGCGTCGCGAAGACCAGCCATAATAGCCATCTTCAAAGACGAAATAAATAAAGCCATAAAAAAAGGAGCGTAAATGAGCATCAAAAAAGAAGTCTACGAACTCCTGCTCGCCGCAGCGCCAACAGGCGTAACGGTTCGGCAAAGCAGCCAAGGGGTAGAGGCTGTACTCCCGGCGCTCACATTCACAGGGCTAAACATTGCCAACCACCGCGATCTAGATGGAAACATCATCTACCGAGAAGCGACGGTGCAAATTGATGTCTGGACAGACTCCAGCCCAACGACCTCAGCACTAGAAGACACAGTCGAAGAAGCGATGAGGGAAGCAGGATGGGGCATGACCGGAAGCCAAGACGTCGCAGACAGCGACGCGAGCATCTACCACAAAATGCTAACCTTTGATACAATTAAAACATAAGCAAAAGGAGAATCACAATGGCAGGTATAAAAGCAATTGGATCGAAACTCAGCGTCAACACGGGCACTTCACAGGCCCCAACCTGGACGCAAATCGCCAACCTAACCACAATCGGCGAAATTGGACTCGAATCAGACGAAATCGACGTAACAACGCTCGATAGCGCCGATGATTTCAAAGAATACATCGGTGGCGCCAAAGACGGCGGCAACGTGAGCCTCGAGGGTAACATCGTAACCGACGCTGGCCTAACCCAGCTCTATACCCTCGCGAACAGCCGCGCAGTCAAACAATTCAAAGTTGAATACCCAAAGAAACCAGGCGAAACCACTGCAGCCTACTGGACCATCACTGGCTACATCTCAAGCTGCAAAGACGGCGAGAAAACCGTGGACGGTCTCCTCACCTTCTCGGCTGGCATTCGCGTAAGCGGCGCGCCAACCTTCACGGCCGGTGTCCCAGGCTCAGAGTAAACAAAATAAGATAAAGGAGCAAAAATGGAAGAAAAAATCAAATCACTAAAACTAACGGCGACTCGCCTCGCATTATTTGAAAGAAAACTAGGGAAACCACTCACGCGCCTCAACGCCGACGACCTCGGCATTGATGCAACGGTAAAACTACTCGAAGCCGCAGGCATGACCGACGAAGAAATCGACCAAGCCAGCGAAGAACTCGGCATCGAGAAATTTGCTGAATCCGCAATGGAGGTGCTGATGAATTCCGGGCTTTTCAGTCAGGCGAAGCAGACGAGGGAACTAGCCAAGGGCAAAGAAGCCAAGAAATAGATCCGCCGGCGAGCTTCGCTGAATACTGGCAGAGCCAAGAAGAAGAAGCCATAGTAATTGGCCTCAAGATAGATGAGTGGTGGAATTTGACACCGCGCGAGGCGCGAAAATACTTTGATGCCTACAAAATAAAAAAAGAGCGCGAATTTCAGATGACCGACACCACAAACTACATACTGGGCAAGTACATATCCCTCGCGGTCAATGACCCGAAGAAATACCCGAAGAAACCAGCAAGCCTAGACAAGAGTGATGAGCAAGGACAAATGACCGAAGCCGACGAAGCGCAAATAAACGCCTTTCTGGGCGCTTTGGCATCAAAATCGGAAAATATACCATCTCCTGAGCTAAAACGCCAGGAACAGCCCAAAAACGAAGAAATAACGCAAGAATAATAGAGCAAAGGAGCCAAATGTCGGATATTAATAAACTCTCAGTCAAAATAACCGGCGATGAGTCCGGACTTAAAAAGGCTACCAAAGCCGCGAAAAAAGACATCAAGTCGGTAAGCTCCACTGCCCTATCAATGGGCGACATTATTAAGGGCTCCGCGCTTGGATCATTGGCCGCCAATGCAATCTCAACCGTAGCCAGAGCAATCAGCCAAGAAATGGGCGGAGCGATTGCTAGGGTAGACAGCCTAAAAAACTACAGCAACGTGATGAATGGGCTCGGAGTTTCAGCCGAAGACTCGGAAACATCCATCGCATTACTTAGGCAAGAATTAAAAGGCCTACCAACGGACATCGTAGCCGCGACTGCAGCCGTAAAAAGGCTCACCGCAACGAATGGAAACATCCAAGCATCGACGGATATGTTCCTGGCAATGAATAACGCAATCCTGGCGGGTGGCGGCACGATTGAGCAACAACAGAGCGCCCTCGAACAACTCAACCAAGCATACGCAAAAGGCAGGCCAGAGATGCAGGACTGGAAGATCCTACTCCAAGCCATCCCAGCACAGCTAAAACAAGTAGCCAAGACAATGGGCTACGCAAGCTCAACGGAATTATACGAGGCACTCCAAAGTGGCAAGACCAGCATGGACGAATTCATGCTCACAATGGTTAAGCTCAATAAAACTGGAGGCGCAGACTTTGATAGCTTCGCGAAACAGGCACAGAGCGCATCAGCCGGAATCCAAACGGCGATGACCACGCTAAAATACACAATCCAGAATGGACTAGCGACGATTATGAACGAAATCGGGCGCTCGAACATTGCGGGAGCATTCAATGGAATCGGTAAAGTGATAGAAACCGCGACGAATTACGTGGCGGCATTCATTAGGATCATAAAAGAGGCCGTAGCCTGGGTAGGCGCATTATTTGGCGGCGGAGGCGGTAGCACCAGTGGAATCGTAAAAACCACCGAGGATACAGCGGACGCTTTGAATAGTGCGGCCACAGGAGCCAGCAATGTGGCGAGCGGCCTAGACGACGCCACGGACTCAGCAAAGAAACTACGCCAGCAACTCGCCGGATTTGACGAGATGAACGTACTCCAAGAAAAGCAAACCGCAGATGCCACAGCTGGAACTGGAGTAGCTGGAGCGAGCCAAATGGTCGCAGATTACCAATGGAATACTAGCAGTCTAGAGCAAGCCCAAGACAAAATCGCGGAAATTGCCGAGAATATCAAAAAAGCCATAACGGACATATTCGGAGAGTGGGATTTCAAAAAAATCATTGATGCATTCAAGAAATTTGTGCGCCAAGTAAAATCAGCCATGAGCTCGGTAGGCAAAATCATGAGCGACGTATGGAATAAATACCTAAGCCCAATGATTAACTGGGCGGGAAGCAGCCTGCTCCCAGCATTCCTAAACGCACTGGGCGGAGCGATTGAATTAATCGGGAAAGTCCTCGGAGCCGTCTGGTCGAACTTCCTCGAACCATTTGTGACGAATTTTCTAAAACCGGTTGCGGAATTCACGGGCGGAGTGATTGTGACCGTGCTGAACGCGATCGGCGACGCATTAAGCTGGATAGCAAGCCAGAGCCATATCATAGATTTGATAGCCGGCATCGCGGTGGCGATTGGAGCGGTAACGGCAGCAACAGTAGCCTGGACAGCAGCGAAAGGCGCAGCCCTTACCGTGATGACCACAATGAACATGATGACCGGAGCGCTTGAAACGCAGATGGGCACGCTCGCACTTCAGCTCGGAGTCGCCACCGGAAACCTCGAACTAATGGCTGGAGGGATGACCATGACCAGCACCGCCACCGGAGTAGCCGGAGTAGCGGTCAACGCACTAAATGGAGCCCTGACATTTCTAACGAGCACCGCTGGAATGGTAGCGATAGGCATCGGCGCAGTAGTTGCCGTAATTGAAACAGTAAAAACTGCCTTTGACATGGCAGACTTTGCGTCGAGAAATTATAAGAGCAACCAAGACCTACTCACGGAGGCGACCAATGCCGCATCCAGGGCTAGTCGCGACCAGGAGGAGGCCATCAACGCCGTAAGTAACGCCCAGCTCTCAGCAAATAACGCAGAGCTAAGACTTCTCGAACTCACAAAAGACGCAACCGAGAAACGTGAAAAATACAAGAGAATGCTCGACTCTGGGCGATACAGCCAAGAAGACCTCACCAAAGCCCAGCTCGAATCGGAAATCGCCGAGGGCAGGCTACAAACTCAGATGGAAACCCTGCGCGACGAGGTGCAGAACGCCATCAAAGCACAGGATGACTACCACGATGCCATCATGCGCGAAATCCATGCCACAAAGGAGGCCGAGCTTCGCAGTAAAATCATGGCCGGAAGCTACGGAGAGGTCTACGATGCGCTCGTAGAGCTGACGACCGGGACGCACGAATTCACGCTAAAGAGTGGCGAATCGTACACCTTGACTGCAGAAGAAGCGGACATGATGAGCAACAGCTTGCTAAAATCGCTCGAGCGCTCAGCCGATGGCTTTAATGCGTGGGTAGATGACCTCAAAAAGCAAGGCATCGACGTACGTGCTCAATTCCAAGCAATCAGCGACGCTGCCGCCGAATCACTAGGAAGAATGGAACCATCCGGAGGCGCATTCGACCAAGGCGTAGCGCGAGGAATCCTAAACAACATGTACGTGGTAGAACGCGCGGCGAGAGAGCTAGCAAACGCTGGCAAAGTCGCCTATGACAAAGCGCTCGCAATTCACTCCCCAAGCCGCGTAATGATGAAATCTGGCGAATACTTTGCTGAGGGCATCGAAGAGGGCATCAAAGACGAAGAGCCAGCGCTAGCTAAGGTGGTAGAGAACGTAGGCACAGCAATGGCCGAGGCATTCAATAAAGCGCCAAAATTCGCAGACCTAGGCACGGCTGATCTAAGCACAGAATTTGACAAAATGACCGCCAAAGCTCAGGCCACGGTAGACCTACAAAGCGAAACCACGAATAACGCCATCGACAGCCTAGCCGCAGCAATTACAAGGCTAGCGGAGCAAGACAATCACATAACCGTAAAAATCGGCGAGGAAACGCTAATCGACAAAGTAGTGGACGGAATAAATAGCCAAACATTCATGCGCAACCGAAACGTGCTAAACTTATAAAAAAGGAGGACGGATGCCGACAATAACTGAAACGCCGATAACCGCAACCCTGCTACAGGTAAATGGGGTGACGATCCCGGCAATTAAAAGCTACAAGGTCACATACGCGCACCTATGGAAAGACGCAGACCGAAACATGAATGGCAGCGTGCGTGCGAGCTTGATCGGGATATTCCCGAAAATTGAGGTAGAAACCCGTGACGTGCTAACGCGCACAGAGCTACAAAGCATTTATACCGCACTCGAATCGCTACCGTTTTACAGCGTAACATTCTGGGATCCAGCAACAGATACCACAAAGACCGCAGACTACTACACCGCAGACTGGACGGCCGAGATGTTGAGCAAAAACCGTGGGCTTTACAAAGGCGCAAAAATCATACTAACCCCAGTAAACAAGAGGAGCTAACATGATACCGGTAACGAACGCAGTAAAAAATGCGGTAAAATCCCCGGTCAAAGAAATCAGGGTGGACATTTCATGGCAAGAAAACAACCAGACGCAGACCATAAGTAGCGAGGACGTAGTCATAAGCGTAAAAAAAGAGGCCGAGGGCTACTACTTGGCGAGCGCCATCCGCAAAATCACAATCATAGTGTCCGGAACCAGCACGAACCTACTAGGCAAGCGCGTCACGGTATCACCTCAAGTCAAAACCGGTGCAAACACCTGGGGCGACATCCCCTGGGGCACTTTTCTTATTAAAGAGTTGAGCATAAACGAAGCAAAGACCGTGACCACTTTTACTGGCTACGGAGCGATAGGCCAACTGCAAGAGAACGAATATTCACCAGGAGCGCTAACCTTCCCGACTACGGTCGGCGCTTTGGCGGCAGAGATTGCCAACCAAAATAATATGAATTTAATTACCGACGTCACTCAGCTGCCAAACGGCGAGCTCCCAATCAGCGAAGATTTATGGGCAAAGATAACGGGAACTACATACCGCGACATTCTCGAGGAAATCACAGGCGCCACCGGAACCATAGCAATAGCGACTAGCGGAGATGGTGGAGATGATGAGCTAGAATTCATCTCCCCGCCAATAAGCTCGGCATCAGACACGATGACCGAAAACAACCTGATAGAAATCAAAGTCGGCGAACACTGGGGAGTCGTGAATTCACTAGTCCTATCAAGACAACCGCAAAACGACAACATAACGCTCGCAGACGAAGAAAGCATCGAGGCGAACGGGCGCACGGACGTGGTGATCGCAAATAACGAAATCCTAGACCAAGACCGCGAAACGGCCATCGTGCCACTATTTGCGCAACTAGAAAACTGGGAATACCAAGAGGCTACCATGCGAACGGAGGGGCACGGCTACCATGAGGTAGGCGACCGCATCGACGTAACGATAGCCGGAACTACATACAAGACAATAATCACCAAGAGCACAATCATTCTCGATGGTGGAATTAAAGAAACACTTGTAAGCACAATACCAGAAAAGATCACAATAGACTACGCCAAGAGTGGCGGCATTTCAAAGACCGTCTACAATACGAGCCTAGAGGTGGATAAGCAAAACCAGCAAATAACCTCAATCGTGAGCCGACAAGACATAACTGACCAGCAAGTCTCGGAGCAATTCACACAAATTCAGCAAGACTTAACGAATATCACGCAGACCGTCCAGACCGCGGGTGGTGGGAACCTCGTAAAGAACTCCGTGGGCTATGGCAAGGACGTCAACGGTAATCTTTATAGCTGGGATTATGGGGCAACTGACCCGACAAAAGTGACCGCGGAAACTTCCCCAGGAAGCATAAACCACGGCGCACTATCTGGCAACCAAATCAATATGACTGGAGAGGCTACGATAAAGCAGACCGTAGCGGTGACGGCGGGGCAAACTTACACGGCGAGCGCGCGTTTCTTAAAAGACATCGTAGGAAGCGGACGGGTCAAAATTTCAAACGACATCGACGAATTCTCGATCGAGCTAGAAGACCAGACCGAATACGACTGGCAAGAATTGTCTCTTACATTCATACCAAACATGGGCTCGGTGGACATTGAAATAATCGCGGACGCGGGCTCCGAGTTTTCAATCACAGATTTGATGCTAGCCGCTGGCGACATACGACAGCCATGGCGCCAATCGGTCGGTGAAATTTACAACACGCAGGTGAGCCTAGACGCCAATGGCGTACAGGTGCGAAGCAACGTCTACACGGGCGACTACGTAGAAATCACGCCGCTAGAATTTGCTGGCTACTCCACCGCGAGCGGTTATACTCAAAAGGTATTCTCGCTAAACCGTGACACCACTGAGGTAGAAAAACTCAAGGCTAGGAGCCAGCTAGAGATGGAGCCAATAAAAATAGTACCAATACAAAATAGCAGCTACGCAGGCTGGGCGTGGGTACCAACAGGAGGATAAAAAATGGCGAACACATCGTGGCAAACAGTCGGGTCATTCCAATACTGGGAAGACACCCCGGCACACCTAGAATCATACCAGGGTACGCAGCAGATGTACCTGCAATGGGATACCCTAACGAGAAATAGCGCAACGTCCGTGACAATGACGGGCATAAAATACTGGCATAGATTGCTAAAAGTGAGCGGCGCCTCTGAGCCGTTTGACTTCCCCGCAAATGACTACAGAATCTATGCCCAAGTGCCAGACGGAGGCACAAGTGGCGTCGTCTACATTGGATCTACATACACAGATAGATGGGGATACCAGCGCCAGCAACTAGCGACCAATGCTGCGTGGTACGGCACCCTGCCAGATTTGACATTCACGGTACCAGCAAACGCTACCTCAATAACGATAAAACTCGGGTGCAACCTTTCATACGTGGGCAACGGTTGGCAAGAAACGGGGTACCAAGGCTGGGGCGCAGGATGGAAATACATAACACAAACAATAGCACTGCCTCCAGTGCCACACATAAATGCGAGCGCGACTGGCACGGGTGCAGTCAATGACGAGGGCAACCCATGGCTAAGTTATACCAACCCGAGCGCAGCCAACCTTAACGTAAAGCTAGAGCTCCCAGATTTAGGAATATACGATATAGCCGGAACCAACGTGAATATCGGCTCGCCTACTTCCGGCACTTACACCTGGAGCCTAAGCGACTCGGTCAGAAATACCATAAGATCCGCGATGGCGAACCTAAAATCTACAACGCTACGAGCCACGGTACATGACCAGTACTCGGACACTTTCTCATGGAAAGATACCACCATAACCATCGTGAACGCGAATCCGACATTTTCTGACTTTTCATTCCAGGACACGAACTCGACAACCACGGCAATAACCGGAAATAACCAGGTAATGATTGCTGGCAAAAGTACACTCCAGGCCAAGGTATCCGCAGCGCAAAAAGCCACCCCGAAAAAATCAGCGACCATGAGCACCTACCGCTTCACGCTAGGCGCCGACGAAAAGGTGGTGAATTACAGCTCGAGCGCAGACGTAACGGCAAGCCTCAGTACGAATACGACGGCCGCGCAAATAACGGTCACGGCAATAGACTCCAGATCGAACAGCACGACCGCGACGAAGAGCATCACAGTAGTGCCATATTCGTCACCGACACTTTCAGCGAGTGGGCGTAGGTCTAATGGCTTTGAAAACTCGACCACAATCAGCATAGGCGGCAACATAAGCCTAATCCAAGTGGGCGGAACGGCCAAGAATACCGTAGACTCAAGCACGGGCGTGCAATACCGATACAAAGCCGCATCGAGCAATACATGGGGCAACTGGACATCCAGAACATCCTCACTAAACACCTCCACCGGCGCCGTCACCGTGGCCGACTTTACGATCAACCTAGACAACCAGCAAGCCTACGACTTCCAAGTAAAAATCACGGACAAGCTAGAAACTACGACCGTGAGCTTCCAGATTTCAGTCGGTCAGCCATTATTCTGGGTTGGCACGGATGGGCGAATCGGCGTAGGCGGAATGCCGACGCAAACCAAACTCGGAACTGAAAAAAGCATCCTAGAGGTAAATGGTCGAGCGTTCGCAAACGGCAACCGGCTCTTGGAAGACAAAGCTGGAGTCATCCAGAAAACCAACATGGCAACCTCGTCAGTAGGGCTTAGCGCACTCGATAATAGCGAAATGGGCACACTAGTGTGGGCAGGCTATGCTGGGTTTAATAAACGCACATACAACAACGGGTACCTCGTCCTGGAAAACCTGGTCACCTTGATGGCCGCGCCAGGATGCAGTGGAAAAATTAGCTCAAACACGCTCAATATTGAATTTACACTTCCAACTTCTGGCAGCTACTACGCAGAAGTGTATGGGCAATTATGGATAAATAACAACCCATGGGATTATATAATCTTCGGCGTACGAAAAAATACGGTTCAATTCGGTCGCGCTATGGCACCAAGACCAAATGGATCCTGGGGATTTGTAGAACTGACCCACCCTACAACAATCGCAAATGGCGACAACATCGAATGGCATCTCAACACCAATGGCAACAACTTCTCGGATGGTAACATGAGCATCGCCGATAGCTACACCTACATCAAAATCTACAAAGTAGGCAACTAAAAACGGCTTGACACGAACTCGCACAGCGCGTTATTATGGTGGTAGCGAGGCGAAAACCCAACCAAAAAGCCTCGTTTGACAAAGACGGAGGTAGTATGCTAAAATGAGCATAGGTTGGAGTTTTCGCAAGAATCTCAAAGGTTACCTCCGAATAGGAGGTAATTTTTATGAGCAAACTCAAAAAGCCGAACGAGCAATTCGCATGGATACCAAATGCGATCCTGAATGACCGCGAGCTAAGCCTGCGAGCAAAAGGGCTATGGGTCTACTTAAACAGCAAACCGGACGGCTGGATCTTCAGCATCGGCAGAATCGCTGCGGAACACCAGGAGGGCAAGGATGCCGTCCGTAGCGCCATAAACGAACTCGAAAAAGCTGGACTACTAACCCGCACCCGTCGTAGTATCGGCACGGGATGGGAAGAGGAATATGAGATAAAAGCCAAGCCCTGCGTCGGAAATTCCTATGTCGGAAAATCCCACATAGGAAAATCCCATGTAGGAAAATCCGACGACTTAGTAAAACAGAATATAGATAAACAGAATAAAGTAAAACAGAATAAAGAAATAGTCCCGGCACCGGCAAAGCCGGCACCGGTGCGCGAGCTTCCCGAAGAAGCAAAGAAGCTAGCACAAAGGCTCCATAAGTGGATCACAATAATCAAGCCAGACCGGAAGATCCAGAGCGGATGGGAGGAACGCTGGGCGCGCGACATTGAGAAAATGCACCGCATAGACAGGCGGAGCTGGGAAGCCATCGCAGCCTGCATCGACTGGAGCCAGCGTGACGATTTCTGGAGCCAGAACATACTCAGCGGAGCGAACCTGCGGAAGCACTACGACCGCATGAGCGACCGGGCGAGGTATGACCGTCAAAAGAATGCTAGCCAGGAAATCGGCTCCGCGATTTTCAGCATGAGCGACCAAGAAGCCATAGAATCGGCAAAACGAAACGGACTTATAAAATAAGGCTTGACAAGAAACGTAAGCGGGTATAGAATAGAGATAACAGGCAACATAATAACCCGGAGCCTGCCGGGAAGAAAAGAGGAAACAACATGACAAAAATGCTCAGAACCACAGACCTAACCGTAGGCACAAATCGTATCTTTGATTTGGCAGACTGGCTAGAGGACGAAGAATTATACGGCTTAAGAATCCGCAAAAATCAACTAGCCGAGCAAAAAGATCGCGACAACCTGAACGAAATAGCAGCGAACTACGGATACACGATCCGAGAATACAAAGACTACAAAAACCAAGAATGCTACGAATTTAAACGAACAGGAGATAGATAATGGGCAACGAAGCACTAGCCCCGGCGCAAGCCGGGGAGCTTCGCGCAGACGGAACCTACGTCCTAGCGCGAGTAGAAAAACCGAATGGATGGATCGAAATCGTCCACGTTGGCAAACTAAGAATCCGCGGCGAAAAGGAACCGCGCACGATTAGCTACGGCGACTACGCAAAACTGCTAACATTTTACAGCACGCAAGAACGACTAATAAAAGACCGCCGGCACGTCGCGGTAACTTTGAACGACGGGCTGGTAGTAAACACAGCAGACATAACCAGCCTGGAACAGGCGGACGAGGAACGCTTCACGCCAAAAACTGCGGACATTTCAGACGAGATCCGCAACCTACCGACACAAGAGCTCCTGCTCGATCTGAACGGCGGGATCCTGGAGAAAACCGTGACGCGTCGCTCGATGGAGCAAGCAGTAAGCAGAATCGCAGGAGGCAGAGTCCGAATAGCAAAATGCCACTACCGCGAAGATAAAGACGGAACGCGCCAGTATTTGACGACGCTCGACAAAATTCCGGAAGCGCTGGAATTTCGCAAGAGCGAAGAACCTGGGTATCCACCAACGGCCGTGCAAAAATGGAAATACGGCATCCCGCAGTTTTGAAAATGGCCGGAATTCGCAAAATTTGGCACCTGTGAGGGCTTCCAGGAGGAAAAACGATAAAATACCCGCGAGAACCAATAAAACCGCGAAAAACGCAAAAATAAGCTCGGATTTTACGAAAAAAACCGTAAAATCGGGGCTTATTTGATGGAAAATAGGCAAAATTACACAAAAAAAGGCTTGACATAAAACGCAAGCGGGCTTATAATTGGAGGTACAAAAGGCAACAATAACGCGGGTAGCCTTACCGCAGAAAAGAGAAAACAATGAAAGCAGCAACAATAACCGTAAAACAAAACGAATACGGAAGAATCATACTCAGCACACACAACGGCGACTACACCGTAGATGAAGATACCGCCAACGCGATCAAAGAACTTATCGACGACTGCGACTGGCAAGAATTCTAAAAAAGCCGCCCGAGAAAAAACTCGGGCGATTTTTAATAAAAAGTATTGACAATAGAACGCAAGCGGAGTAAAATAGAAAATAACAAGGCAACACATAAGCCGCAGCCTTGGCGGCAGAAAAGAGGAAACCACAATGAACTGCGAAAAGCAACCAACAATCAACAAAAACGGCGGAAGCCTCCTAGACAACGAAACCATCGATGCCTGGATCATCCGCACCAACGGCCAAGAATGGAAACTCAGCGCAACTAGATACCAGCGCGAAGACGGCACCAAGAGCCACCCATACTGGCACCTTACGAAACTAACCCGCGGCAACATTTCGGTAACGCTGCTCGGACACTTTGACGACGCCAAACCAAAGGTCGGGGTAAACTGGCCGGCACAGGGCGACCGCACGATTGAGGAAACCCGCGAATTCAGCCGCGACCTTACCGCAGCCCTTGAGGCCGCACAGACCGCCCAGGGCATCATTGACCGCGAGGAGGCCTAAGATGGACTTACTAGAAAAAGCAGCCGCCGGACTTTCCGGACTGACACTCGACGAGATCGTCGCAGAATACGCGGAAGAACCAACCGACGAAGAAAGCACAGAAAGCGAGGAGGCATAATCATGGGGCGCTTCATTTACGCGATGAGGCGCCGCCCATTCGGGCTTGGATGCCAGCCAAAAGGGCACATCGATTGGGCGGACGCGGATAAAGAAAAGGACGGATACTGGTCGACCGTAACATACGACCACAAACTCACCGTAGACGAGGAATACGACTACGAGTTAGAATTAATAAAAGAGGAGGCAAAATAATGGAACTATTCATGCTAGGGCTAGCCTACGACTTAATCCAAAGAATCGCGATCGCGGTGGTGGCGCTTTTCTCGACGGCAATCGTACTAACGATTGCCGCCATAGCAATCGCTAAAAAACATTAAAAAAACCGCTTGACACAAAACGCAAACGGAGTATAATAAAGGGTAGATAGGCAACATAACGCGGGTGCCTACCCCCGCAGAAAAGAGGAAACAATGAAAGCAAAGACAAGGCAAGAGCTCATCGAAGAGATGAACGGCCGAATATTTAGCAAGATCAACAGCCTCATGGCCGCACTTGCTGACGACAAACTCGAATACGAAACCGCAGTAAACGGCATCGTAAAAGAAGAACTCGAAGACAAAGACACTACTAGCGACGAATGGCTAGACTTTGCGGAGCGACTCGAAGATCTAGAACACAAAGCCCTGGCTTACAAGGTCGCCCAAGCAGTACTGGTGCGCAACGGGTGCTGCGACGGATTGCCATTCTGCCCGCTTTGCGGAAAACTCGGCACGCCGAAGCACAACGGCGCCCCGCTGATTGAGGCGCAGGTTTGCGAAGCATGCAACAACCGCAAAGTCATCCCGGCCAGGATCCGCGCCGCGCAGCAGGAGGCAAAATAATGGACAGAATCCTCGAGCTTTACAACATGGCCGAGCCACCGGTAGCAGAAACCATCACAACCGGCACGCACAACGGCTACGAATTCATAATTCTCTGGTACCGAAACCACCCGAACGCATACATCCGAATCCCGGAGGGGCACCCTTATTATAAAAAGGACTACCGAAGAATCGAAGACCGAGGAATAGTCCACTGGGGCTTCACTTTCAGCGGCAAGAACCTGCACAGGGAAAACGGGCTGCCAGACGGATGGTACCTTGGCTGGGATTACGCACACCTAGGCGATTATACGGACTACCGAGATGGATACACGCTAGACGGCCGCAGATGGACAGTAGAGGCAATCGCCACGGAGTGCAAGCAAATCATCGACGAGATCATAAAGGAGGCAAAATGAACGACCTAGAAATGCGGCTCGGTAAAGAAATCGCAGAGGAACTCGAGAAGAAAAATATAGTGGCGTTTAGGAACGAAAACACGAAACAGCCGTACATCTTGATAAAGCTAAAGGACGAACCAGGAGCCGTCACAAAAATCAGCGACGGGCTCTACATGGTAATCGCAAAGGACTTCAAACCAAAGGACAATAAAAAGGAGGAAGCAAAATGGTAACATTTGAAGACATTATGAGAACCGTGGAACGGGAACAGATGGGCGTTGTAGTGAGGAACTGCACGCCGCTCTCCGTAGCCGAAGCCAGGCACGCGAGCAAGAACCACCCGGAACTCGAGCTCACGATCACACAGACCAAAGACGCTGGAACCTGCGTGGCGATAGCCCCGCGAGGATTTCACGCAGACGAAGCCATAAAGGTCGCGGGCTACGAAAAGGTCGCCCGGATTTTCAAAAGGAAAAAAGCGTGATACAATAGGGAAACACCGTACCTAAAAAATCACCAAAGCCGCCCACTCTACGGGCGGTATTTTGGTGCAAAAAAAGTAGTTGACACAAAACGCAACCGGGATTAAAATAAAAGTACAAAGCAACTAAAAAAGGAGGAAACACATGGCAGAAGAAGCCACGCAAGCAAAAACACAAACCCCACAAAAAACCACAGCGCTCACGGACGAGGATCAGCGCGAAATAGCCAAAGCGATCAGCACCACAAAGACCGACGTGATGGATCCGGTCGCTTACGCTCAGATGAAGAAGATCGCAGCAGACATGATCGCAAGCAAGAGCCTGCCGCAGAGCTTCACAAACGCAGCACAGGTCCAGATGGCGCTCATGGCCGGACGCGAAATGGGCATGACGACGATGGAATCGCTGAACGATTTATACTTTGTAGGCGGCAAGCTCCAGATCTACGGCAAAGCAACCCCGGCAGCGCTTCGCAGAGCCGGCTGGCGCATTAAAAAGTTTGACGAAACCGAAGACAGCTGCACCGCAACGGTCTACAATCCGAAGACAGACGAAGAAATCACGGACACATTCACATTTAACGACGCAGAGCAGTCCGGATTTGTAAAGGACAGCCGCGGACAGGTCAAAATGGGCTGGAAACCAGGCGCAAACCGCAAGCGCAAACTTCGCTACGCGGTGCTGAGCCAAATCATCCACACCTACCTACCGGAGGTGCTCGGGAGCGTGGCCGGAATCGGCGACTACTCCGAAGATTACATGGATGCCCAGAACTTAGACGCAGCATACCGCAAGGCGGAAGAAGAAGAAAAGAGAAAAGAAAAACTCGCCAGGCTTCAGCACATGGATGAGCCGCAAGAGGCGGAGGTGGTAGAATGAGGCAAATCGAAGACCGACTCAAAGAGATAAGGAGCGAGATCGACGACCTAGAATCAGACGTGCAAGATTTATGGGATAATTACATCAAGGTCTCAGAAGAACGTGACGAATTAGAAGAAAAAGTAAAGGAACTAGAAGCATGAAAACCATCGAGGTAGAACAGCGCAGCGAAGAATGGCTCGAAGCACGCCAAACGGTCATCACCGGAACCCGCGTAAAGGCCATCAAACCGCTGGCCCGCAAAGGCAAAACAGGATCGCAACCGGCAGAATTATGGAAACTAATCGCCGAGTACGTAAGCTACGGCGCAGAAGAAGAATCCCCGATGGTTCGCGGAACCCAACTCGAGAACGAAAACGCGGAAATGGCGGTCGCGAAATACAAACTCAAAAACCCGCGATATGACTGCGGAATGTGGGAAACAGACGACGGGCTCCTCGGTTACAGCCCAGACGCCGCAGAAGACAAAAAAGAGCCAACCTGGGCCATTGAATGCAAGAGCCTAGCCACCGCAGAGCATTTATACTTGATCCTAGCCGATAAATTCGCAAAGGGCGAGCTCCCAGACGAACTCGAGCCGCTCTTCCCTGCTCGACCAGGAACATACCGCGGAATCGACAGCGTGGCCGAAGAACACCGCCACCAGGTCCGCCAGGCATTCGTCGTCAACCCGAAGCTGGAGGTGCTGATTTACAGCTTGTACGATCCGAGAGTGATCGTGGACGGGCTAAAACACTACACAATCCCGGTCTTCCGCAAAGAAATCGAGGAAGACATCATGGAGCAGCGCGCAATGGTCTATGGACAAGCCGAACTCGCAAAAACAATCGCAAAACTAATCGCAAACTTAAAGCCGCAAATTTAAAAAGGAGGAAAAATGAGATACAACGAACCAACACTAAAAGAACAGATTATGCGCGATAACATAACTTGCCTAACTGAACTTATAAAAGAATCGGAAATGACTGACGACGAAAAGCAGAGCGCATTATTTATGCTGGGAACAATAAGCGGCCTAGCAATCCTGGAAAAGGAGTAAAAAATGAGTAAAATAGATGAACTACAAAAAAGAGTTGAGCATTTAGAAACTGAAGTAGAGCTTTTGAAAGAACTCGTAAAACTCCAGAATAGATGCCCAGAAAGGGTTGTGCCTATGTGTCCACCAACACCACTAAATCCTTATTATTCAAAAGAACCAACTCTTGAACCGCCATATAAAATCACTTGCCAAGGAGGGGAAAAATGAGCAAAGCCGCAGAATTAGCAAAAGATCCGAGCAAAATCGTGGAGCTAAATACTAAGAATGACGGGCGATTTAAAAAAGGCGACCCGCGCACGGCAGCAGCCGGACGCAAGGGTGGAAGCGCACCGCACGCCACAGGAATGAAAAAACCAGGCATGAAATACCGTTATAAGGGTTTCACGATTAGATGGGATGGTCAAAAGCACCTATGGCGCGCAGAAGACGGAGCGACAAAGCTCTACGGTCGAAGCTACAAGGAAACTACAGAGATGGTGACAAAATACCGCGAAGACCACCAAGAATTCATCAAAACCCCAATCGAGGAGGCGTGATGGAAACGAGCTATAGAATCGAGGCAATGGATGGTGGGAGTTGCGATTTAAACATCGAGCCAACGCTCAAGATTAGCGTACACGGAACCGAAAAACAAATCATAGAGGTACTGCGCACCCTTTACGAAGAAGAGCTGATCGGATGCAACCATGAAATCACAGAATACGTACCAGTAGACGACGATCGTCACTTTGACGGTGCCGGGAATTTACACGAGCATAGCAACCCGGACGCATTGCGCTGCATTGTTTGCGGCAAATACTGGCACCCCGCAGAAGAGGAATGGCGCGACGAATAAGCCACTAGAAGCCCGTGTGAGCGCCGGGAACACTCGAAACGATAAAAGACCCGGCTCCAAGCTCAAAAAGCCCGTGAGGGCGCGAATTTGAAGCCACACGGCAACATTAAAAGAATGGAGGAAACGATGATGATTAGTATAGCGATGCACGAATTCCAGGTGGAGGGAATACTCAAGGAAGCCAAGAACCAAGCTACAGAGGTGGCATTCACGCTCGCCAACCACCACCTGCAATACAAAGATGGAGCCCGGAATCGCGACATCGACGCAAAAGAAATCAACGAAGCAATAGAAAGGCTGGACACGATTAGTGGGCTAATAGAGAGTCTCGAGGACGCGAAACGAAAATCCAAGGAGGGCGAATGATAATCCGCTGCGCCGAGCTTTTATGCGACGAATGCGAGCAAGTACAGCTCGTCTACGCAGACAACCTAGCAGACGCGAAGCAGGAAGCCAAAGCCCGGGGCTGGATCACAACCAGAACCCGGGAATGCTTCTGCTGCCAAGCCTGCCACTTACGACACTCAATCAAACGGACAATAACAAAGGAGGAAAATGAGCCGGACATTTACATACCGAAAAATTAGCTCGCTGGGCTGGAGCACGGATCCAGACGGGAGCACCGCAGGAATTATAAAGGTCGAGATTTTCAAAGACCGGCAACACACACAGCGAATAGGTAAGCCGGAGTATTACTTCGGCAGCGTTGCGAAGCCATGCCTAGACGACGACCCCGGAAGAGCAGCATATACGGACGCCAGAAGAATAACCAAATTCGGCACGAAGATAGACAAAAAGCTCGCGCTTGAAATCGCACAGGGGTGTGGTATACTGGAAGCAGAGCGTGCGATACTCCCGCTCGAATTACCTCCAAAAATAGAACTTGTCAAAAGAAAAAAAGTGAGCTAGACTAAAGACAGTAGCTCCAACAGGCTACCCTAGTGATAGGATCCATGCCGGCGACTTGGAAGCGCCCACACTCTACTGAGTCGCCAGCGCCAGAAGCATTATGACCTAAAAGCTTTTCAAAAGAGCCACCTAACCTCAACAGGGTGGCTTTTTTGTTTGCCAAAAAGAAACGGTTACGCTATAATAGAGGTATAAGTAAAACGGAGGAAACAAATGGAAACAGCAAACGAAAATCTAGGCGCGGTCATCGCGGTCGGCGAAGACGGCGAGCTCATCGAAGCCAAAGACGCGCAAATCGAGGAGCAAGCATAATGGGCGTAGCACTGAACGTACTCGAGAGCGCGCTCGGGAAATTCGTCTGCGAAGACGGCGGGATCTATAAAGGCCAATGCCCACAGCTCCCGTGGTACTTTGCGCGCAACCTTGGCATGAATTGGCAAGGCAAAACCGGCAACGGAAACCAGACCGTAGATAGGGTCATCGAGCAAGGCGGATACGCAGGAGAGAGCCCAAAAGGCTACCGTATCGCATCATGCGACGTCAATGGTACCAATAACGGCCACACCTGGGTAGAAATTAAAATCAACGGCCAATGGGTCATCTACGAGCAGAACGTCAACCGCGAGGGCGCGAAATCGGCTAACTACGGGTGCGGAACCTGCTACTCGACCACAAAGACCGTCACGCCAGGATCATGGCGTAAAAACGTGCGCTATGCAGGCCATCCGGCAATCGATGCCTACATTGACGAGCATGACAAGCCAGAGCCAACCCCAACGCCGGCAACATTCACAGCAGGCGACAAAGTAGTGCCAACCACATGGGTGGACTACAATGGCACACCGCTAATCAGAACGCGGGAGTACTATTTCATCAGCGAAATCAACGGCGACCGCGCAGTGCTTACTGCAGACAAGGTAGGCGGTACGGTTTACGCAGCCATGAACACGGCAAACCTAGCAAGGGTTGGAGCGCCAGCCCCAGAACCGGTAAAACCCGAATTTGAAGTAGGCGACAAGGTGGTGCCGACAAAACTCGTAGACTACGGAGGAACGCCACTCAGGCAATACGACGACGTCTACGTGATCACAGAAATCAACGGCGACAGGGCGGTGCTTTCCGCACGCGGAGCCGTCTGGGCAGCAATGAACACCGCGAACATCCGCAAGGCATAAAAATGGGCTACTATAGGTCATCAAACATACCAAGGTCTAGCATAGAAACCGCAATCGTGGCGACTTTGCTAGGCATGGTAGCCATAGCGAATGCTGGCTACGCCCCGCAACCACTCCAGACGGTAGACATTATCGTCGGGGTGATTTTTATTATAACGGGGCTTATTCTATCACTTAAACGGGAGGAGTCCTAGATGGGAGGACGTAGAGAACGCTGGATGCAAGAACAGCGCGATAAACAATACAAAAAAGCACGAAAAAACGGCAAACCACGCCACAGCGCGCAAAACTTCATCAGGGCCACAGACGAGCAATGGGCCGCAATAAAAAAACAGATCAAAGAAGCAAACTACAAGGCCAAAAAAGAGAGGATGAGCGACAATGGCTAAAAAGCTGAGCGTAATCATACCAGTATACAATAAGGCTCCGTTTCTAAGACGATGCCTTGATAGCGTAGCATCACAAACCAGGACCGCAGAAATCATCGTTGTCGACGATGGATCAACGGACGGATCAGGCCAGATTTGTGATGAATACATGAAATACGCAAACTTTGAAATCTACCACACAAGCAACGCGGGCGTGTCCGGAGCTCGCAACTTTGGCATGGACCGCGCCACAGGCGAATACATCACGTTCCTGGACGCAGACGACGCGTACGAAGAAAACGCGGTAGAAACGATGCAGCGATACGCAGAAAAGGGCGAGGACATCGTCCAATTCGGCCAGATCAGACACATGAACACCGGAGAAGTCCTCAGACGCGCGTGGCCGGAGGGCGAATACGACCTATGGCACCTACGCAGATACTGGCAGATGGTGTGGAATAAAATCTACAAAACCGCAACCGTCAAGAAATACGGAATTCGCTACGCAGACGGCCTGCAATTTGGCGAAGACGAAATCTTTAATGCCCAGATCCTGCTTCGCGTCGGCAAAATCTACCACGCACCAGAGATGACGGTGCACCACTACATGGACGACATGAACAGCCTGTGCCGCGGACATTTGAGCTTAGAAAAGCTCCAGATAATGGACACCACCGAGAAGATGCTCGCCAAACAGGAACGAGAAAAAGGCAACGAAGACGGAGCAAACTGGCTGGACAAGGTGCGCACACGCCACCACCACTCAAAGACATTCCAGGCCTACGGCTGGAAAAGATACCTCACCGGCAAATACGACATCGTCTACTTTGTAAAGGACGAACCGGAGAACGAAGAACTCCGCTACAGCCTGCGCAGCGTGGAAAAGAATATGCCGCACCGAAACGTCTGGTTTTATGGCGGGAAGCCAGACGGGATAGAGCCGGACAATTACGCCAAAGTAATGCAGACAGAGCCGTCAAAGTTTGAAAACGTCCGCTCAATGCTGATCAAGGCCTGCCAGAACGACGAAATAACCGAGGACTTCTGGCTTTTTAATGACGACTTCTTCATCATGCAACCGTTTGACGAAAACTCGGAGCCGACCTACAACCGCGAACTCCGGGAATACATCGCGATCCTAGAAGCCAAGTACGGCCAAATTACAGAATGGACAAAACTGCTGCGCCACCTGGCAGACACGCTAGAAGCCGCCGGCAAAGACACGCTAAACTACGCCGTCCACAAGCCAATTTTAATAAACCGCAAAAAAGCGCTCGAAGTCCTGCAGAAATTCCCGGACGAGCCAATGTTTCGCGCGCTTTATGGAAACTACTGGAACATCGGCGGGATAAACGAGCACGATCGCAAAGTCAAGGTAATAGACTACCCGGTCGAAAAATTCGCTCATTGGAAAACCATCAGCACCGAAGACGCCAGTTTTACATACGGACCGGTCGGAAAATTCATACGCGACTCATTCTTAGAAAAATCAAGGTTTGAAAAATAAAGGAAAGGAAACAAAATGGCGACAGAAGAACTAAAAATAAGGCCGGAAGACTTAACGCCACCGGTCATGATGAAACTAAGCGAGCTCAAACCACATGAGCGCAACCCACGCTACATTAAGAGCGCAGACTTTGAAATACTAAAGAGAAGCCTGCAAGAAGATCCGGAAATGCTGACGCTCCGCCCATTGGTGGTAAGCCGCAAAGACGGACAAACAATCATAGGCGGAAACCAGCGCTACCACGCAGCCAAAGCCCTAGGCTGGACCGAAATACCGGTCAAGGTTTCGCGCATGAGTGACGAAAAAGAGCGCCGCTTTGTAATCAAAGACAACGTAAGCAATGGCGACTGGGAATACGAAATCCTAATGCAGGATTACACCAAAGACGAGCTCGAAGACATGGGCTGGCACGATGAACGCGAGGACTTAACAGAAGACGACCTGGGCGACTTGGCCGAAGACGAAAAAGAAATCATCGAGGATATGCCACCGGACGTAACCCCGAACCCGGTAAGCAAACAGGGCGAGATTTACAGGCTCGGCGAGCACTTGCTCGTTTGCGGCAGCAGCACAGACGAGAAACTCCTAGACGAAGCGATGACCTACGTCAAAATCCCGGGCGACGACGATCCACGAATCAGCATGATATTCACGGATCCACCATACGGCGTAGACTACAAGAGCCAGGCGCACGGCAGCATTCAAAACGACGCTCTAGGCCGCAGCGGCACATACCAGCTCCACGTGGACGCATTCCGCAACGCAGCACGCTACACAAAGCACACAGCGGCAGTCTACGTCTGGCACGCTTCCCGTTTCCAGCGCGACATTGAAGATGCGCTAGAAGCGGCCGGAATTGTCGTAAAACAGCAACTCATCTGGAGCAAAGGCTTCAATCTTGGCCGCGACGACCATCACTGGGCGCATGAGCCATGCTTTTACTGCCACTTTAAAGACGGGCGTGCAGCCTGGTACGGCGGACGAAATAAGCGCACGGTGCTAGATTACACCGCAAGCGACATCAATCAACTGCCGAAAGAACAGCTCGTCAAGATGATCAAGGCCATGCAAAAGGAATCCACCGTCTGGGCCGTACAAAAAGACAGCGTGACGACTTACCTACACCCTACGCAAAAACCGGTGGAGCTTTCCGCAAGGGCGATGGCAAACTCCAGTCGAGCAGGCGAACTGGTCGCGGATTTCTTCGCAAGAAGCGGAAGCACGCTAATCGG